AAAAGAGGTTGATAGAACCTTTGACATTGTAATAGCAGACAGAGTTTTAGGGTATATCCCACCAGAAGATAGTTTAAGAGCGTTACAAGCAATAGATAGTAAATCAGATAAGTATATAATCCTCTCAATTATCTGCTTAGATCACATAGACCCTGCGATTGTAGAGTGTGCAAGACCTGGCAGAATTAATATCCAGTTAAAGAGTTTTTGGAATGAGTTGTTTAAATCATTCCCGCATTGGACATTAGATAAAGAAAAGACAGAGATTATGTTACAAAACGGTTGGAGCTGTATTATAGTAATAAGAAAAGATAAAGAGGGTATAAGTTCAGTAGCATTTATATAATCGGAGGTATTTATGGAAAAAATTAAATTAGGAATGGTAGTAAAAGACAAGGTTACAGGATTTACAGGAGTAGTTTTAGGTATCACAACATACTTAACTGGTTGTATTCAAGCTGGTGTTGCGCCCCAAAAAACAGTTATTAAAGACGGCCAAGAAACAACAGGACAATGGTTATGGTTTGATGTAGGTAGATTATCAATAGTTAGTCAAAAGTTTAAATCATTAGGCGCTGTTGGCGGCCCTAGTGATGAAGCCCCAAATATAAATTAGGAGGAATAATAAAATGCCAGAAGAGAAAAAAAGAAGCACTGACGAGCAGAAAGGTTTTGATGAAGCACTAAGGATAGTTAAAGAACTAATTGAAAAAGCTCCTTTGTCACACGATCCTAACGTAACAAGAGCAAGTCTATTATCTAAAATTAAAGAGGTGAAATAATGAAACTAGGCGAGATACTAAAACTAAAACAAGCCCTTGAAAGTCCAATTGTACAACAGAACATTCCTATCAGAAAGGTATCCTATGCAATACTTAGAACTATTGAGAAGTTAGCGATTGTGACAAAGCCATACGAGCTAACCCCAGAGACACAAGAGGATGCTAATTATTATAACGATATATTTAAAGCTCGAAGTGAAAAGAATGAAGACAAGCTAAAAGAACTTGAAACTAAGAATCCTAAACTATGGGAAACTCTTAATACTAACGAAACTTTGCTTAATGAACATATAAACGACGAAATAGAAGTTTTGCTATTTAAGTTTGATGGTAGTCTATTACCAGAAAATAGTACATTCCCTGCAGTACTTAGCTTATTAAAGCCTCTTATCAACAATTGGGAGAATATGGAAACTGTAGGCCCGAAGCTTACAATAGTATAAAAATATGTCTATAAACCTTGGTTTGTTTAGAATGATAGATTTAGATACTTTTACAATAAGTACTAATAAATCTAGCTTTTCAATATTAAACGTAAAATTCTATTCTAAAAGTAGTGGATTCAAGATACTAACTATTAACGAAGATAGAGCTATCTTTGGTATCACACAAATAAGCTTAGATAATGGTAATAGTATTGTTATAGACTTTTTATTTTTTGCTATTGTAATAGACCTGATTACAAAATAGTTTAATTTATGGTATAATATAAGCATGGAAGATAAAATAAAAACAGGCAGACCACCAATGTATAGCACCCCAGAAGAGATGCAAAAAAAGATAGACGAATACTTTGAGAAAGTGCCTACTTTTAAAAGATACTACGGCGAAATATCAGTAGATGTGCCATGCCCTACAATTACAGGACTGACGCTATTTTTAGGCTTTTGTGATAGGCAAAGCTTTAGAGATTACGAGGTAAACAAACCTGAGTTTACTTGCACCATGAAAACCGCAAGACAAAGAATTGAAAATCATTACGAAACCCTTTTACAACAAGGCCAACCTACGGGTGCTATATTCGCACTAAAGAACTTTGGTTGGACAGACAAGAGTGAATTTGAAATAAGAGGTGGAATGAAAAACGATAATCATATTCAAATTGAGTTTATAAAAGCCAAAAGTCAAGATAACTCTGATAACGACGCTAGTGGTTAAAACCATATCACCGATAAAACAAAAAGGTGATGTCGTATAATGCTAATACAAATACCTGATTGCTTCCAACCATTATTTGAACCCAAAAGATATAAAGTCTTATCTGGGGGCAGAGGCAGCGCAAAGAGTGAGTCCGTCGCACGTTGGTTACTTATATGTGCGATGGATCATTTTGAAAGAATACTTTGTACCAGAGAGCTACAAAACAGTATTAATGAGTCAGTTTATAAAACCCTAGTAGATATAATTAATCAATATCAGTTACCCTATTTTGAAATATATAAAGACTCAATAGTTAATACCCTCACGGGTAGCGAGTTTATGTTTAAGGGACTACACCAGCATATAGACGAAATAAAGTCTATGAAAGGTATTACAAAGTGTTGGTGTGAGGAAGCACACGGTCTTAAAAAAGAGAGTCTTGATATATTAATACCTACAATAAGAGAACCTAATTCTGAAATCATATTTACTTTTAACCGTAGAGAAGAGTTAGACCCAGTATATGAAAAGTTTTGTATTAAAGTAAATGATGATACATGGTTCTTAAATACCACGTATAGAGATAATCCTTTTTTCCCAGAAGTATTAAAAAAAGAAATGGAAAAGGACAAAGTTCAAAGACCTAACGAATATTTACATATTTGGGAGGGAGAGCCAAGACGTGACGGCGGAGCAATGTATGATACTGATTGGTTCTTATGGACAGATATAATACCAAGAGAAGAAGATTATGCTTATAGGTTTATCGTTGCGGATACTGCATATAAAGAAAAAGAGTTAGAAAATAGTAATGATCCTGATTATCACGTGTTTGCATACTTCGGTTATTTTAATAAAAAACTATACTTAATAGATTACATAAGAGCGCAAATAAACGCCGTAGATGTGGAAAATTGGGCCGAACCTTTCATAAGACCAAAACTAGGTTACGGGTTTAGATATAACTGGATTGAAGCAAAAGGTCATGGGATATATCTAAATCAACATTTTCCGACAATAGGATTACCTGTTCCCCCCGACGAGCAACTTAAAGAAATGTTAACACGTAAGTTCACTAAAACAGAGAGAGCCAGCAACTCCATAGCCATGATTGACAGAATTAATAGAAATGTTATAATTAACACAGGTATGGGTGATACTAAAATAAGAGCAATTAAAGATGAGCTTGTATTTTTCCCTAATGGACGACATGACGATATAGAAGATTGCCTCTGTGACGCTATCAAAATTGCATTCTCTGGTACTGACTATGTAAGCGAATACGAACAAATGATGAGGTGATAATGAATTTTTCTATTAGAAACCCGTTGGCTAAAAAGACCGTAGTAGAGAGAACATTACATCAACCAACATCTATTCAAGATAACCTAGAGAATGTATACAGTACCGCAGCAGCGAGAGCAAGAGATGTAACGAATCCCCAGAACAACTATTTTAGTAGTATGTGGACCATACCATACCAGCAGCTTGAAAATATCTACATGACTACTTGGGTTGGTAAGAAGATAGTCGAAATACCAACTGAGTACATATTTAAGAACGGATTTACATTAACAATTAAGGGCAAGCCAGAGCTTGAACAAAAGGTATTAGATTACTACAAAGAACGAGGCTTAGAAGAGAGAGTTAAGCAAGCTCTAACCTATAAATATATTTATGGCGGCTGTATAATACTCCCTAAAGATAAATCTCAAGACCCTAGTAAGCCTTATAACTACAAACAATTTAAAGGTAAAGAAATAGAGTTTATAGTCCGAGACTTATCGTACATGGCAGTTATACCTCACGTTGAAATAGTAAGTGAAAAATACTTTGAACCTAAAAACATTAGTCTTGCTGGTCTATACATGGACGCAGAGAATTGTATGTTATTCAAAGGTATAAGAGCTCCACTTCGTCGTATGCCTCAGTTTAGATACTTAGGTATGTCAGTATTTCAAAACATATTTGAAGCACTTATTAACGACCAGTACATAACTAAGGGCATTACTAACATGGTATATCGTGGTAACATGAAATACTATAAGTTGGAAGGTCTTAACGAACTTGTTAAACAGAAAAAAGAAAGCTTAGCAGTTGAGAGGATATGCGTAATAGAAAACGTTGCCTCGATGTTATCGGCTGGTATCTTAGATGCCAAAGATAGCGTAGAATGGGTACAACAAGGTTTTGCCTCCCTTGCTGATATTGACGAGAGAAGTCTAACAAGACTAAGTGCAGCAACGAATATCCCTGCTATGGTACTTTTAGGTAAGTCGCCAGATAGTAGTGGAATGGGACAAAGCCAACGTCCTGAATTAGAGAACTTCTACGACTTTATAGGTAAGGAACAAAACCAGACCGACCCGCTGATGTGCCACTTGTTTAGAATTATAATCAATATATTAAACGGCGATGATGTAGATTTTGAGTTTAAGTTCAACCCACCTGAGAATATAGATAAGAAAACACAGATAGACGTTGATACGGCTGTGCTTAACAATTTAAAGGCTATGGAAGATGTAGGCTTTAACGATGAAGTTATTAAGAGATATGCTGTTGAAAAGGGCGTTATAACCTCCGAAGAAGCAGATAGTATGGACGAGTTACAACGTGATATGTTAGAGGCTTCTAGTATTGACGAGGACGACACACAGATAGACGGTGAGTAATGGACTCTCTTTTTAACGTTGTTGAAATTGCTAGAAAGCGTC